TGCGGTGATTAAATCAGAACTAGACATGATCCTTGATGAGATAACCTTAGTTTCTGATGTTGCTAAAGACCTCAAGAACGATATGAAAACAGATTTACGACAAATGGGTAATGACATACGACACATTACAGAGATCGTAAATGATGTAGAGGATAGACAAAAAGAAGATACTAGAGAAATATTTGATGAGATTAAAATCATTGAAGATAACCTTAACTTAAACATTAATAAGGCACTTAATAATCCACTTAACAATATGTCAGCAAAGGGTAACAAATGACAACAGAAGTAGTAAAAAAACAGGGAAATAGACCAAGCAAATATAAGCAGTCTATCCTGTCAGATTTATTTGAAATGTTAGCGAGAGGTAAAACTATTCGTGAATGTTGCAAAGAATTAGATGTATCTTGGACCACACTAAGACAGTGGATAAACAAAGATGAAAAGTTAAACCAACAATACTTACAAGCCAAACACGATAGTGTTCTTTACACGATAGAAGATTTAGACAAGCTGTTAGAAGAAGCCAAAAAAGATCCTAAGTTAAACATGACTAAGGTCAAACTATTAGAAATTATACAAAAGAATGTGCATTTTAAAGCTGGTAAACTAGCTCCTAAAATATTTGGCACAGAAAAACAAACCATGTCTATACAAGACCAAAAGGGTAATGAGTTTAAGGTAGAGTGGTCTAAATGAACTTTGATATAAAAACAGTATTGCCCTATCTTGTAATCCTTGCATCATTAGCGATGACATGGGGTATGTGGAGTGAACGATTAGAAGCTGTCGAAGTCAAAGCTAACTCTATTACACAGATGCAACAAGATATAGCTGTTATTAAAGAAAAAATAATTTGGATAGAAAACTACCTTATAGGTGATTAATGAAGTTTTTTATCGTCATGTGGTTATGTATACAGTCACCCACTGTACCACTTGATAAAACTTGTGTAACACAAGTTATTCAAACAGCAGGTTATGACTCGATGCAAGAGTGTAAATTTAATGCTGTTATGTATGCAAACAAAGTAATGGTTGTACCTGACATTTATGTAACAACCTTTTGCACTGAAAAAGAGGTGACAACAATATAGGGAGGAAGATGTCTCGGATTTTAGTAATCTCAGACCTTCACGAACCATACAGTCATACTGATAGTTTTGCTTTCTTAGAAGCTATCAAGAAAAAATACAAACCTGAAAGAGTTGTGTGTATAGGCGATGAGCTGGATTATCATGCCTTATCTTTTCACGACTCTGATCCTGATCTACCTAATGCCTCTAAAGAATTAGAGTTAGGCATTTACAAGATTAAAATGATTGAGAAGTTATTTCCTAAAATGGATTTACTGCATAGCAATCATGGATCAATGGTTTATAGAAAGAGAAAGCATCATGGCTTTCCCTCTCTTGCAGTGAAGGACTACGCAGATATAATAGGTGTCGATAAGCAAAAGTGGCGTTGGCACGATAGGCTAATCATAAAAGATAAATATGGCGAATATTACTTCTGCCATAACATGAATAAAGATCCTGTAAAATCTTCAATGTCGATAGGCATGAATTTCGTACAAGGTCATTACCATACAGAGTTTCGGATTGGTTTTTGGTCAAGTCCTGAAAACTTACGTTTTGGCATGAATGTGGGCTGTCTTATTGACAAAGACTCACTTGCATTTGCCTACTCAAAAGTTAATATTAGGAGACCTGTACTAGGTTGTGGAATGATAATTAATGGTGTACCACAATTAATACCAATGATCCTGAAACGAGGAAACAGATGGGTACGCCAACTATGAAAGATAAAATAAATCCACCATACTATATCGGTTCAAAGATACAGGTATCAGATTTTATACACGAATTTAAATTAGACTATTTTCAAGGAAACATTGTCAAATATGTTGTTAGACATAAATCAAAAGGTGGCATTGAGGATTTGGAAAAAGCTAAATGGTATTTGGAGAAACTTATAGAATGTACGAAGAAATTAAATCTGCAATAATTCACCACGAAGGTAAAATTAATAAGATTTATAAAGATCACTTGGGCAACGCTACGTTTGGTGTTGGACATTTGGTACTACCTACAGACGACCTCAAGGAAGGAGTAGAATACGATGATACAACAATTATGGAATACTTCGAAAGAGATTTTGACCAAGCTCTACATGACGCAAGGTCATTTATCAAAGAAGAAGATATTGATCCTATCGCTTTTGGCTGTGTTATTAATATGGCATTTCAGCTAGGATTACCTAGATTATCTAAATTTAAAAACTTTCAATACCACTTAACAAAGTGTGATTATCAATCTGCCAGTGATGAAATGTTAGACAGTCGATGGGCAAAACAAACCCCAAATAGAGCTAACGAACTGGCAGATACTATGAGGAATATATAATGTTAGGTAAATTATTAGGTGGCGATTTAGTTAAAAATGTTGGTGGAATAATAGATTCTTTACACACTAGCGAAGAAGAAAAAGCACAAGCTAAAATAAAACTAAAAGAAATAGAAGCACAAATAAATAAAGCACAATCTGATATTAATTTAGCAGATGCAAAGTCTGTTGCTGGTGGACTATCAGGTATGTTGCAACGATCATGGCGACCTTTAATTGGAATGTCATGTGCTTTAGCTATATTTTGGGAATATGTATTAAAACAATTTCTCATGTTTGTTATAGCTACATTTAGCTTAGATACAGCACCTTTACCTGAATTAGATATGGGTACACTTATGCCTTTAGTTATGGCACTTTTGGGCATGGGAGCTTTACGCACCTACGAAAAAAAAACTGGGGTATCTAAGTGAGTACACTTAAAGAAGTTGAAGCATTACTACGCAAATCTAAAAAAGAAAACAGAGAACTAAGAAAAGATAACGAAGAAAAGGATCTACATATAAAGTTCCTTAATGAACGATTAGATAATTGGGCAGATAAAAATGCAAAACTCAGAGAAGAAATACTTAATGTTACTGTCGATGATGTTATTGCAAAACAAAAAGCAAAAGCAGAATATGCCTCATCTCAAAATAGATCACTAACAGAACAATTAGAAAAACAAGAGAAGGTAGAATTAGATGGCAACTTATCAGGGTAGAACAGTCAAACTCAATAAACCCATGAAGGGTGATGTCAAAAAGTTCAAGGTGTTCGTAAAAGATGGCGACAAGGTTAAAAAGATTAACTTTGGCGATCCTAATATGAGCATCAAGAAAAATTCACCTGCACGAAAGAAATCTTATTGTGCGAGATCAGGTGGAATTAAAGGAAAGAATAATAAACTATCTGCAAATTATTGGTCTCGTAAGATGTGGAATTGTTAAGGAGATATATATGCCAAAAGTAGGAAATAAAACTTTTAAGTACACAAAAAAAGGTAAAGAAGAAGCTAAGAAATATGCAAAAAAGACTGGCAAGAAAATGAAAAAGAAGAAGGGTTATTAATGCCTTTTTCAAAATACAGTCCAAAACAAAAGAAACTAGCAAGGATTGCATCACCTAGAGATAAGATTACTGGTGCTGATTTTAAAAAACTGAAAAAAAGAAAGAAGAAAAAATAATGCCAAAGAAAGTACCTGAAGGATATCACAGAACCAAAGATGGTAGAATTGTAAAAAAAGGACTCTACTATTACATGAACAAAAAGAAAAAAGCTGGTACAAGTAAAAAAGGCAAAGGTACAGTTTCTGACAAGGCTCTAAAAAAATCAGCTAAAACAGCAAAAAAATAATGAAGCCACTGCTATTAGTCAAATGGATTGATAGTGGGTTATGTGATCCGACATGGATCGAAGCTAGTTCTTATGAAGATAAACAGATGCCAATTTGTATGACTGTGGGTTGGCTCTACAAAAAAACCAAAGACAAAACAATATTATTCTCAAGCTATTCGTTAGACAACAATGAATACAAGTCAGGTAACGAAGGCACTATCCAACTTATTCTCAATAAGTGCATTATTGATGTTCAAGAGGTTTGTTAGTTTCTACCTCTGAACACAAGTTCAATACCTCTTTCAAATCCCCCTCAAAACAATACCACTTACTTCCCATATAATTATTGATAGATTTATTATCAGGGTATGTTTCCCTGACCTTTTTTATTTTGCGATAGATTGTTTTTTCATGACAATCAAATATCTTCGCAATATCTTTGTATGTATATATCTTATCAGTCATTGTAAATGTATTCTGCTATCTTCTTTCCGCTTTTTAAAGTAATTAAATTAGCGTCTATGTTATGTTTTTCTTCTTTTAGTTCTAATATCCTAGCAGGTAGTCTAAAACAACCATAAAGTTTTAACGCATCTAATCCATTAATTTTTCTATGTTTCTTTAAGTGATTTAATATATCCTGTTTCTGACTCATACTTTGATCCCCTTTTCTTTTGTTGATGTTTGCCAAGCTGATATCACAATCTGAGCATTTTCCCTTTTAATAAGATTGAGTGTATCTTTTTTCATTTTTAACTCTAACTCTGTTAAATACTCATTCCATTCATGACTAGCCCTAGCATTTCGGTCTTGCTTACTAGACTGTGCAACACCATTTTGTTCTTCTTGTAGTTGAAGCTCCGCAAGTTTCTTTGCTTTCCATTCCTTAATCATTTCCTTATTAACTTTAGCTTGTACGACATCTTCTACGCTTTCAAGTTGTTCTAAAGCATCACCAACTTTTTCTTCTAGTTGGTCAATAAGGTTATTGGGAATGATCGCCATTTTTGTATTTTTCCTCCTCTATACTTAGGATTTCTCGTAAGTTTTTAATGTAAAAGGTATGGTTTACTTCCTTATCAGACTCAGCACAATCGTGACAAAGTCGGCAAAGAGGAATTAAATTCTCATAATAATCTAAATACTTACTTCCACCCATAGCACGATTTCTATAATGATGTGTATCTACAGCCATGTCGCCACAGTTTACACACACTGCATCTTCAGGTATTTTCCAACCTCTACCCTTAAACAACGCTTTTGTGTGTTCTTTCAAATCTAACCTTTCCTCTCTTTCCTGCTCCTCTATTACCCAATCAGTAAACGCTAAACTCATTTTAGTATTCCTATTTATTTATTAATCTCGCCATTCTTTAAGAATTTTTTAAAATATTTTAACCAATCCATTTGTTTAATATCCCTTCTTCTCTTTCATATTTTTTTTCTATAATAGATTGGATTTCATTTGCTTTATTTTCACCAATAAATTTGTCTAACCATAAAGAGACGTTTTCGTATTTTTCTTCTTGAATCTGTATTGAACTAT